ACTTAATCTCGGGGTCTGCTGTCAATCTACCAATGATGGTTGTACTCATCTCTGTACCTTTCGTTTAATTACTGCCCTGTAATACTACATCAGTAACCGGCCATTTGCAACAGTTTCACCATGTCTTCTAGTGTCACTACTGCATAGGCACGACCTGCGCTGGTGTTCCTGCGCTTAATCACCGCAAGGCCGATGTCTGCCTTAGCGTTGTTCTTCTCCACCTCTGTCTCGTCCATGATAGAAGCGAGGGTTATCTTGCCCACGTTTTTGCACTCGATAACAATGGCGTGTGCGAATCCATTGAGGTCGCCTTTGTCAACTGTGTTGCCAGCACCGTATCGTCTTTCAACATTGGGGTAGCCGTTCTCGTTAAAGAACTTAGCAACGTCACGCTCCCATTGGGAACCCTTAGCCTTCTGTGGTGTCGTCATACATACCCATTTTTTCTTGTATTTTTGTAAGTTCTTTCAAAAGTTCTTCCTTTGTCATTGATTTACTAATTTCATCAAAGACGTTATCCTTCTGTGGTGTCGTCATGCTCATCTAACTTTCTCTCTGCGATGTTTATCATCGCTGTGCCGATTAGTTCCTGTGATACACCAAGCGTCACCAGTTCAGTCAACAAGGGAATCATTACTGAGTCCACTGCTTCGTTAATGTTCTGAACGACTTCCTGCTCGGTCATAATTATCTTTTTCATGCTGCACTCTCTCGCTTCTGTCTAAGCAACATACTTCTACGTTGCTTGGCACTAAGACCTGCTCTGTATCCTATCTGGTGATACGTAGATAGTGCGTCATCCAAGCATTGCTCTGATACAGGGCACCCGTGACAAATGCTCCGTACCATCTCGTCAACTTTGTGTGAAGAACCCTTCAATGGGAAAAAGATGTTTGTGTCCATCCCCTTACACTTAGCGTCTGCTGTCCAATCATTCAACTTCACTGCTTTTACCTTTCTTTAATACGTCCTTGAATCCTTTAGGCATAGGCACTGCTTCTGCCCTGCGTTGCTCCAACTTCTTCTCGAAGTTCTCCATGCTCTTGCGTACTTCTTCACTGCGGTCAACGACTGGTTGTTGCGCAGACGTTCTGTTCCGTCTGATGAACAACTGGTCAAAGTGTTTACGCAGTTGTGTGGTGTTGAGTATCACGGGTGACCAGAATGAATCCGATGTAGCCCATTGAATAACACCACGTACTTCTTCTTCGGTGTGGTTAGTGACACGTAGCAAGTACTCGATGTCGCTCATCGAAGACTTGTTGATACTGAATGCTTTGTATCCGTTCGCCACACACAACTCACGTAGTTCAACAGCAAGCGTGTGTGCCGACTTCCATGTCGCTGAGTCTTGGCCTTCTTTGTACTGTAACTTCTTGGCTTTGCTCACTGCCTGTTTTACCTGGTCAGTAGTAACAAATCCTTCATCGATTAAAATGCAAAGGGCCTTGCGGTAATCAGTTTCCATTCCTGAACTCATCTAGTGCGATGGTCAAGTATGTAATCATGTCGAGCAGAGAGTCTTCAATGCCTTCGTTCGCCAGTAGTGAACCCTGAGCCGCAAGTTGCAGACGACCCATTTTGTCATTGGCTCTCAAACAAGCACCCACCCATGAGGGTATACCAAAAGCCATGCTTTGACGAATGTTGTAGTAAGGGTTCTCAGGACGACCGTAGTCTCTCGACTTCTTGTCGTGCATGTCCTGTACTTCTTTTAGTATTGCGTTAAAGGTTGGGTTCATTAGCAACCGTCCGTCCATTCTGGATAAAGCCCGTGGTTTCTGTTGTAATAAAATACAACTGCTGATTGTTGTTGATAGATGTCTGCTTCGTTCGGTGTAGGTGGTAGACCCTTGATATTTTGTCGAGCAAACTGCCAAATGTCAGGCATAAATTGGAACATACCCTGAGCACCTGATACCACGTTGGTATCAACTACCTTGCCACGGCTCTCTCGGTATGCAACGCATGCGAATCTGGCTTGTACATCTCTAGGCAGAGACAGCAATGGGGGGGTAGGCATTGCCGTCTCTACCAAGATTGGTTGTGGTACTTCTGCTTGTGTCGTTGTAGTAGGCAGAAAAGAAAATGATGTCATAGCAGTTACAACTGCAACGGCTGACTTAATCATTTGCCCTCCCCTGACGGATGGCGTAGGCGTGAGAGATGCAACTGCAACTCACGCACTTTACGTTGTAGGTCACGGTTCTCAACCATGTATTCCTCTATACGTCCGAGCAAAATCTCGTTCCGCTCACGTAGGTATTCGTATTCAACGTCCTTTTTCATCTGTTTCCTTCTCTTCGAATGATGTGTACCTAGACTTGTTACTAGGACAACGGTGTAGTACTTCTTCTGCTCTTGCTTCTATCAGCAATAGACACTTCGGGCACACCCACTTCTTCATGACTTCACCACCGTGAATGGTGCCATAGCCATGTTGCAGTGACGTGCTGTAATTTTTAATGCTGTTCTGACTGCCACGTCCGGTTCTACTTTCTGCTCTGCAAGGATAGCCATAGCACCAGTGCCAACGCTGTTGCCAGCACCAATGGATGCATAGTTCTCCTTAAACTTAACAACAGAGAAGTCATCGGACAATTCGTACAATGCCTTCTTAGTTACTACTAGTAAGTTCCACTCACCACCAGGGTTAGACTCTATCAAGTGGTTACGTAGAGCGTAAGGGTCGTTAAGACCTGACTTGCGGGCGAGTTCGATGATGCGGAAACTACCCGCACCACCGATTAACACGTCGCCCGACTTCCATACCTTCGGTTCACCCGACAACTGGTATAGGCCACCTTCATCGAAGGCACCCGAGTCTCCGCCTATGGCGTAGTTCTTACCGTTTGTGTAACCGATGATAACTGTCATTACTTATACTGCTCCGGTACTATGCCCTTGTAAGGCATCTGTTGGTTCTGTGGTTTGAATGATGCTTCGCACTTAGGGCAGAACACGTAGGGGTTAGATGTAATACTTAGTAACCATTCGTGACTGCACTTTTTCCACTTGGTCATGACAACTCTAGGATGATTCCAACAATCTCTGCTTCTTCAAGGTCATTCAACGACTTCAATGTACGCTGAACTCTCTCCTCACAGAAAGCCTTACGGTCTGCTGGCTCATCGAACTTCTTGGCTAGCAGTTCACGCATGTTGTCTAGTGGTGTTGGTTGCTTAGACTTAGGTGCTGACTTAGGTGCTTGACTAGCCTTGTTGCCGTCATCGTCTTCGTCTGCAACTAGACCGAGCACACTCATGTACGAGTACCTGCGAGCGTACGTCACCGCACTACCCTGACCCTGTGGGTCTGACTTAGGTAGGTGAAGTGTCATGTCGTGAGCGATGTACTGACCTGACTTGTGAATGAGGTAAGTGACAAGGATGTCTGCACCGTTCATACCAGTAGCGATGTGCTGACTAACTGCTAGTCCGTGCTTGGTCAGCACTGGGCTTGCACTTGCCACTACATCTGGCAAAGCAGCATACTTGCTTTTGAAGAATGGGTTAGTTGAACCCTTTGGTACTGCGCTGAACTCAGCCTGAGCCGATACCAGTGCACTTGCTAATTCGTTAATCTCGTTACTCTGCATTTGTTTCTCCTAAGTTTGAATCTAGTTTGTACCCGAGAGCAGCGAATGCGACCATGAAGGTGTTCATCATCTCAAGGCATGCCTCGTAGTTGTGTGTGATACCGAGAAAGACAGAGTCGTCTCCCTCTCTAAGTGTTACTGCCCATGTGTTGCCATCGGTACAATCAGGGAACATGGTCAACTCTACTTCGCTACCTGCCATGGTAACTGTTGGGTATGTTGTGTTCACTTTACTTCCTTTCTTTTACTCATTGAACTGCTTGAGATTTTTATAGATGCCGGACCGTCGTCTACACAGACAGAACGGAACGCACAATAGTCGCACTGCCATCCACGACCGTTGGGGTCCAACGTTAGCACATTGTTGTCATCGTCCTTAGCGGAGCGAATAGGTAGGTAGCCATCTTCCAAGAGACGCTGGATACTTTCCATACGTGCAATCTCTTCTGATGCCAGTGCTTCCCACTCGTAACGTGGTACTTCGAACTCGGCGAGGAATCGGTTGACACCTTCGACACCCATGTTCTCGGCCTTGTTCTTCGACAATGCTTCAAAGCCAATGCTACCCATGACGAGTGTCTCGATACGGATGTCAGGGTTCTCTGCTTCAATGCCTAATGCGTTCATGCCAGCCTGTGCAACAGCCTTCGCTGCTGGGCCAACACCTACACCCATTGTGCCACGCAGACGGTTCCACCCGACCTGCTTGTCAAAGGCGTAGGTACCCATGGTCTTGAGTTCGTACAGGACGTGTGTGCCACCATAGACAGTACCAACGTCGTAGATGTCAATGAGTGCGTCACACGAACCTGATAGGAAATCTCCTATCTGAGAGGCGACCTCGAACTGGGCTGATGGGAAGCGACGACTAATCGCATCCTGTAGTGCTTCGTGGACGATGGTACCTAGACCTGTAACCCATGCACCGGCGTGGTCCATAGGTTCAGTAGGGTCAGCGTCCAGTGCTGCATACGCCTGCTGACGAGCACACGAGTGTGCCGATGAGTAGCGTAGTGGGGTTCCCTTAGCAGTTGGCTTAGGTGTTTGACTTTTGAGGTGTAGTTCCTCGACAAGCAAACCAGTAATCACGGGGTTGGATACTTGGTTCATTTGGCTCCTTCCTTTGAGTGACACAAACGTTACACCCTCGGAGGGGGTTTGTCAAATACTCAGTATTTCGACCTGCTCATGGTAGTCGATAAGGTGGTCCATAATCTCTTGGATACCATAGATAGAACGTTGAGTTCTACAAAGTTCGCATTTGTACCCTCGGAAATCACCCCTATGAGTTAGGACGGGTTCGCCTGTCTCTTTGTCCACAATCCTTGCGTAACTCATATGTTTAACAAACCTCCAAAGTGGTGAGTGTCTTGCTTGACCGCAATAAGGTTGGCTTGCACGTACGGTATGTGATTGTCTCTGTGCCAGTCGCTTGGAAAGAAACTACGCAATGCAGACTGCTGGAACCTACACTTGAAATCGATGAAGTCTGCGTAGTTCTTGTCGGTGTAGTACCAGAACGAATTCTCGTTCCAAAAGGCAATATGTGTTGGGTCTTGGAAGGCACCACGTCCATCACTGCTTGGTGTCATCGAGAGCAACATGCCACCGTGGGCTAACTTGTCGTAGCACCACTCCATGAAGGCTGTCTTGTTAGCGATGTGCTCCATGAAGTCGTACGCACGGATAACACCAACGCTGCTGTCGGCAATGTCCATGTCAAAGATGTCACCAACGTAGTCAACCCCTTCGCCTGGGCGTAGGTCAACCCCTAGAAATCCTTCGGCTTTGTTGTGGTGAGCACCAAGGTCTAGTGCCAGCAGACCCTCACGGTTAGCCCACGCTAGACAGTTCTTCTCAATGGTCTTGTAATACATGTCCACGGTGCCAATCTGAATCTCTGCGTTACGTGTTTTCTGGGTGTTCTCTGGGTGGACACGCTGTAGGTACAGAATCTCAGGGATGTGGTAGAACTTAGTCTCTGTTTGGTACAACTGGGTCATAATGTCTTGGTCGTCAAGTACCTCTAGGTTGGCCTTATACCCCTCTATTTCGGCGTATAGGGCACTCCTGAAGGCACGTAGGTGGTTCGGTGCGAACCAGATGTAAGACACGTTGTGGGGGTAATCTTCAAAAGCCAAGGCCCCAACGTAACCTTCCTCGTTGTAATACTTCCACCCGTACTCTGCTCCAAAAGGTGGGACTAGGTCAGCCTTGCCATCTTCGAGGATTTGGGCTGTGTCAGAATATACAAACCCGACATCAGGAAACTTATCAAAGACGTACTCAACTTCCATGAGTGCGTTAGGCATAAGTATGTCGTCGTGGTCAAGTTCCAGGTACACGTCACCTGTGCAGTATGATACGGCTTCACGTTTCAAAGCACCCACGCCCTCTGCCACAGAGTAGTACACCACAACCCTTGCGTCCTTGGGTGGGTCCCAGTCGGCATCGCCGTTAAGGAGGACTATCCATTCCCAGTTGTTGTTGGTCTGCTCGTTAAGCGAACGGTAGCACTGGTTTAAGTACTTAGGGTCGTGGCTTGGCGTGAATACGCTAATCATTGTCATCCCACTTGAACATAGCACGGATGTACATAACCACGTACAGGAAACTGTACAGAATAAATCCGTATTGCTTAGATTGCAGGGCGTAGATTACCCATAGGAACTCGTTGCAGATAAGGACAAACCAGCCCCAACGTATCTTGCTACCTACAGTAAACAAACCAAATGAACCCACAAAGGCTAGTATCCATGACCAGGTCCACAGCATTAGAACGAGTACTCTACGTTAGGGTACTTCTTCTTCATAAACTGCACCAGTGGCATCTTCTCGTAACGACGGCATAGGTAGTCGAGCGATACGAACATAGGGTCGTATGAACCCTCACGCACCTCGTGCTTGACTACTATTCCTCGCCAGTGGGCGTTCCCTTGCGGTCCTTTGTAGTCCTCATCATGGAGGTAACATGCGCCCGCAACAAGGCCATGTTGGCTCTTGCCAGCGACGAATCTAAGCCCGTAGGCGAGCGTCTGCTGGTGACCCATCGTGAAACTATGGCCAATGGATTTAAGTCTCGCTTCAACATTGCCTCCTAGTGGTTTGCCGGTCATTGGGTTATAGAAGTAGTGGCTGTAGGCAACGCCATCAAGCCATAGGATTTCTAAGTAGTTACTTACTTTCCATCCGCTTTGGGCGTAGTCGAGGTGGTCTGTGGTAACAACTCCTTCAAGTTGTGCATCCATTGAGACAGCACGGTTGATTCTATCTTCGTGGTTACCAAGGAGGATGTGCCTCTCAGGGTTCCATTTTGCGTGCCTGGTCTTACGACGATTCTTGTTAAAGTCGGTAAGTGCTTGGTTGAGGATTGCCCATGCTTCATTGGCTGCTTCTATGTCCTGCTTGTAACGGCGACCTTCCATAGCCTTCTTGCCCTTGTCATACATCGACAGGGAGGGCATGTCTGCGTGGTCACCTAGGTGAATAATTTTAATTGGTTCATCGTGGAACTCGTCTACGATGTATTGACCTATCCATTTAAGATGGTCTGTTGGTACTCCTGCCTTAGCCTGAGTATCTGGAATAATTACGTGTGTTGTTGGTTTTTGCAAGGTAATGCTCCTTGTCTAGTTCCGCCCATTGGGAGTCTAGCACACAAGTTACCAACAAAACAACACCTATGTAATTTATTTTTCTGTTACTGCCTCTGCTACTTCGGCTGGGGTGGTTGAGTACAGGTCACCCAACTCCATTACCTTGTGAAACCCCCCGTACCACAAGGCACCAGCCACCAGACCAGAGCAAATCCAAGTCTTGGATTTCCTTAGACAAATGGCATCGGGAAGTATGTTATCGAAGGCACATGAAAGTATGCTAAGATAACTGTATTTCAAGCCCACCTGAGAGCGAGCGAACTTCAGTACCTTGTCTCGGTCAACGCTGGCTGGTAGTTTTATTACTTCATACGTTCCACCAAACGCCGATTGTTCTAACGTTAGGTTGTCTGTGACACCTTTCGGTTGGGCTTGGATGAGATACCATTTCCCGTCCACGTATCTGTCCAAAATGGCAACGTGATTCCATTTTGAATAGTTAGATGAAGGCATGAACTTCTGTGCCCATCGAATGCTTGCGCCAATGATTCCTTTGGTGTGGCAAAAAACCAAGTCACCGGGAGTCATCTTTCGCCTCCAAGACCTCTACTCGTTCTTCTAATAGATTCAGGTCGTTGTCTTGGCGAACGTCTGTAACGTCCTCAATGCTTTCGTGACCGTGACGTGTAGCAAAGTACGTGCTTATGTATGCAGATACAAGACAAAAGCAAACCAGTTGCCAAGTGAAATGACTGACTGCTGTCTTAATGCAGAAGATGTTGGCAAGCCAGTAACCCACCTCGGTCATGCCTGCAACGTGTGGTCGTCCTCGTGCCTCTGCTTGAACCATAAGCACAGAAAATACGTTGGCTACACCAAGGGATAATGCGGCGAGTAATGCTATTTTCACTTGTCGTCCTTTAATAGTTTGTGTATTTCTTGAACCAGAGCATGTGTCTCTAGGTCTAGTTGGTAATCCTTAACCGAATGCTCAGTGTCTTTCTTTTGCATCTCGTCAGAGATACGGTCTGCTCGCTTGGCTGAGATAAGCAACACTGAACCTTGTAGACCAGCCACCATAGAAAGCACTAGGTT